TTGGTGGCCCTGGCACAAACACGTTCGATCCAAACATGTTTGTCCTCCGGGTCTACACACAGTTTGTACCTACTGCACCCGAACGTCCGCTCAGTCTACCCCCACCGGTTCGCGAGGGACTCTTCGAAGACAAGTCAAAGGTGTACCTAGGTGCCCTTGCGACGCTCGTCATCGGACTCATCATGATCATGCTCGTCCGTAAACGGACTTAAATCGCGCGGGCACGCAGCCACAAACGGTCACCACGGTAAGTACTCGATGCCCTCTTCTGGCTACGCTTCGTGTACGTCTCGACCAGTTGTAGGTGACGGAGTACCGACGCGGGACGCTGGTGACCCTTGTTGATCGCATTCAGTAGCGCACGGTGACGCGCCGGAGGGGATGCCGCCGTCGAGTAACCCCACATCGTGAGCAGACCCGCCTTGGGGGTCGGAAGCACTTTGGGTCCGTGCCCCGGGCGGCCCAGATTCCGGATCATGCTCGACGGAACGTAGACGCGTCGCGGCGTTCGACCCGTCTTCCGACGCGTGTACGCAACACGCCGGATCAGACGCATTTACTCTACACAGAGACTTTTTCGTCTGAGCGTGACCAGCTGTGAACATCCGAAGTTTCATGTCATTCGACGCCCCGAAATCGAACGTATCAATGTCACCTGCAATGAGGCCTATGCGGGGAAACATGGGGTATCTTTGACGCAGAGTCATGGCTGCACCGAGGATACACAGGGCATACGACTTGAGATCCTTTACGTCAGTTGTCCATTCGTCGGCAATGCCAAATGCCAGTACGGATTTTGGATCCTGACCTACGAGTGGACCCCCTGGGATTGCCTCGAGCGTGCCGCCGTCGATGTACCGCCATGGCCCGTGTCGATTGCTCTGAAAGAGAAATGGTATCGAGACGGACATGCACACCGCGTCGAGGACAGACATAGACGGTGACGTGTCGACCGAAAAGTAATGCGTCGCGTGCAAATCGATACAGCATGCCGCCACGTGGAATTTTACGGGCCAGTGTGCATACAGCTCCGCGAACGTGATGTCATCACTGGGTATAAAGTGCCTTACAGTGTCGATAAACACTGACCGAATTTTTTTGGTACTCACGAGACCAAACGATTTGAGAAGCACCTTGATGTTCGGTTTCATGATATCCTTGATCGGTACGGCAAGGCTATACTCGAGCATCTTTTGAATGTCACCCTTTGCGAGGATGTACATGAGGCCGATGATGGCACCTGCGGATGCACCGGCAATTGATTCGAGATCGTTGAGTGCACTGGCATCCGACAGTGCACTGAGCGCCCCCAAGTACATAAAATACCCCATCGCACCTGGCCCAAAAGCCAGGTGCTTCATACTACTTCAATTTAATAGTAACGCGGAAACTGGCCGCGCATGAACGAAAAGACGAGCGCAAACACGACGGCGTGCACAGCAACGGCAGCCTGCGAGCTCTGGCCAGACATGAACACGCCACGGCTGCCTGGGGGCAACGTCAGAAGCACGCCTGGTGACAGCAGGACGAACAGCAGGGCTGGTACAACCAGATCAGCCGGGCGGAGCGACAGACGCAGCACGAAGCGAGCCAGCACGTAGTACACCAGTGACAGGACGATCGCGTGGATAAAGACCGTCTTCAGCGAGCTCTGGCAGCCTGGGAACAGCTTCAGGCTCGGTAGAGCCAGAATCAGACCCGGGCTGAGCAGCGCAAACAGAATCGCGGGCGTGAGCACCTTGGGACCAGTGATATCAATAGGCATTTATAATACCCACTGAAAAAAAAGTTAGCTCGAGTGCCGACTGACATACTGGACAAAAGACGGAAAGGTGGCATGGTTCAGAATCGAGCTCGAAATACCAGAGTCTTTGATGTACGTCTGGAGCGACATCCACATGTTCAGAATGTGCTCCGAGTTCCAATCCTGCCACGACTCTGGATCGAGCACCTGATCCTGGTCATCTTGCATGTCGTCGTCGGGAGCATCCTCAGCCTGGAACGCATCGTACGCATACTCGTTGTTGACACCCATTGTGTTTGCTACTTGATGTACTGACGCGCCAGATCCTTAGACCTTGCGAACCGTGAGCACGTCGCGCTCCTTGACAGGCGCCGCGTCAAGTATCGCCTGGAAAGCACCTTCGACCTGCGTGTCATTCCCACCGAAAAAGGCGGAAAGACCGGCGATAATCACCTCTTTTGTGATGCTCCCCTTGCCCTCCTTCTTCTGGTAGGACACCTTGTGCCCATCCACCTTGACGTCGACGTCAACCGCCTCCGTCTTCATATACGTTTGGACCTCAGATCGAAGCTCCTTCTCGCGCTTGTTCAGGACACTAATGTCCGCGCGAGCAGCTTTGAGCTGAGTCTTGAGACCGAGCCACTCGGTCATGGTATCACGCATGCTGGCCATTTAACTCAACGGTGCATGTTTTTTTTATCTATTTGTACTCGTTCTGGGTGTCCCTTACTTGTACTCGTTCTGGATCTCAAACTTGGGGCGCATCGTGTCGGGCGGGATCGTCGACAGGTTGAAGATGCTCACAGCCTCGCGCGGGTTTGCGGGCTCGGAGCGCTCCTGGAGGTTAGCGTTGCGCAGAACACCGCCTGCCGTCTCGGGGAAGCCAATCTGGGCACGCGGGTCCAGGAAGTTCTGACCGGACAGGATGGCATCCGGGCTAAACTGGCCGAAATCCTCGGTCGTCACCACCTCCTTGGGGATCAGACCCACGTTGGGATCGGTCGGCGTCTGGCCAATCTTAAAGCCGACACCGCTGGCCATCGCGGCGAACGGAGCAAACATGCCACCGTCCGTCTCGCTGCCCTGGATATCACCAGCCATGCCACCCGTCACACCCTTGGCCTCGACTGTCGGAGACGCACCCTCTGGTGCCGTGACAAACCCGCTGCTCTGGGGCATGAAGAGCATCAGCGTAATCAGAAAAAGAAGCACCAAGATAGCCAGACCTTTGCCGTCCATTTATATTGTACGCCGACTTTTTTTACAGGTCGACATCCGACTCCTCCTCCTCGGCTGGGTCATCCTTGAAAAGATATTCCCGGGGAAACTTGGGCTTCTGAGGCGCCTTGACACGCCCCTGAACCACCTTCCATACGGGCTCAAATGCGCGCTTGGTAAACACGAGACCTGACAGCTCGAGGAGGACATCGACCGATCCTGACTGGACCAGATCGACACGCGCCTTCTGAGTGTCGTAAAATACAGTCACCACTTCCCCCTTGATGGTGACGAGCGATGCTGACAGCTCATGCTCGGGGTTGAGGCTCTTCTGGTAGGCGGCCGTCACAGTCTCATCGGCAATCTCCTTGCCGAACCACAGAACCTTAGACTCTTTGGCCTGAGTGACAATCTGTTCATCAATATCCGAGAAAAGAGTAACGTCGCTTGGGACCGTGATGGTCACTTGATTGCCCTCTGTGACCAGTTTGACATTGTTCACCTGGTGGACGCAACGTTCGCCACTGTCCTGTGTCACCTTGAGAAAGTATCGGCCGTCAGGAAGCTTCGTCGGTACTCCGTACAACATAGTGTCCATAAAACACTTCTTAGCTCTAAGTAATGAGCACGTCGAACACCATATCGACGACGGCCAATTACTGTGGTGATCAGTACAACAACAAGGGGTGTGCCTGTATTCCACAGGTGACCCCTGGTCTGACTCCCGCCACCGAGTCTGCCGCCAATACGACGCTCATCTGCGCATACCAGGAGAATGGTATTCAGTACGGATGTGACACGGGGTGTTGCCCTGGTGGGGCGTGCAGTGGGTCCCCTGGGACGAGTAGTGCGTCGTCAAATGTGGCGTCGACATCCGACACGAGCAGTGCGGCGACGACGACTACAAAGGAACCGAACGGCTCACTGTACTGGGCCATGATTGTACTTTCGATCATGTATGCCGTTTTTCTGGTGCTGGGCGTCGGGTTTGCGAGCACGCGCAGATGAGAAAAACCTTGGCCAGAAGTAGATGGAACCCCTTCCAACCCCGAAACAAACGTACGAATACGTCAGGGACACTGTGGTGTACGGTGGTGTGAAGCTCTGGCATGTGGTGATTTTCATGGTGTTTGGCCCGACGCTGACATGGCCGATGCTCGTCATCCTCCTGTTAGTGTTTGGTAACGAAACGAGAAAAGCACTTAAAGATGTCGTGGGTATGGTAAGTAGAAATGGAGACCTCTACCAACGACCTACTGACCAGCCTGCAGGCCGAGATCAAGGCGCTGCGCAAGGATCTGCGCAAGGTGAAGCAGCTGCTCGAGGACCCCTCCGGTGAGAAGACCAAGGCGCGTGCATCGAACAACGGTTTCAACAAGCCTCTGGATGTGTCGGACAAGCTGCGCGCTTTCCTGAAGCTTGCGGCTGACGAGAAGGTGTCTCGTAGCCAGGTGACGAAGCTGATTAACCAGTACGTGACGGAGAAGGGTCTGAAGGCGGGTCAGCAGATTACGCTGGACGCCACCCTGAAGGATCTGCTGTCCCCGCCCGAGGGTACCCAGATTACCTTTCTGAACATCCAGAAGTACATCAACCCGCACTACATCAAGGCACCGGTTGAGCCCAAGGCCCCAAAGGAGAAGAAGCCGGCGGCCGTCATTCCCGAGACGCCTCTGGCTGCCACGCCGTCGTCTGCGCCTGCAGCTGACAAGCCCAAGGTGGCTCGCCCGATGCTGAAGAAGCCTGCCGCCCCCGTCGCCGCCAAGTAAGGACTTAAACATTGTCTGCGCGTGTAATAACAAATGGAAACTGTTGAGTTGGTAGATCCGCCGGCGCTTGTCCATGGCGATATCGAACAGCTCGTTGGTACAAAGATTCGTGACGTGTCTTTGTATCAGCGTGCCTTTACGCATAAATCGGCCCTAAAAAAGTATCGTGGACTCGCGGCGTCGTACGAGACGCTCGAGTTTATGGGTGATTCGGTCCTCGGCTTCATCATCACGCGTCATCTGTTTGACAAGTACAAGGATGAACAAGAGGGGTTTCTGACCAAGGCGCGTACGAAGATGGTGCGAGGCAAGACGCTCTGCGAGATTTCACTGGCGCTCGGCCTCCAGAAGTGGATTCTCATGGATGACAAGGGTATCCGGAACAATTGGCACATGAACCCGAACATCCTCGAGGATGTCTTCGAGGCGTTTGTCGGTGCGATATACCTCGATCTCGGCATGGTGCATGCCAAGAAGTTTGTCTTTGCGTCCTTCGAGCGCGTCGAGGTGACGCTCCACGACGACAACTACAAGGATCAACTCATGCGCAAGTGTCAAGCGGCGAAGCTTCCCTTGCCGGACTATCAGGTGCGTCACCAGTACCCGAACGGCACGTTTCACATCGAGGTGATTGTCGACGGCACGCCGCGCGGATCGGGCTTTGCTTCGACGAAGAAACAGGCGGAACAGAATGCGGCTGAAATTGCGCTTAAACACAGTTAGCGCATGTGTATGAGATATGAATGAGGTCCACCCACGGGTCAAGCAACTTCTTCAACAATCATATGACGATCAGCGAACGCCCGAGTGGCATGCCCTCCGTGGAACGATGCTCACAGCGAGCGATCTTGCAACCGCCATCGGTGATAATCCCTACGAGAAACCGAGCGACCTCGTCGTCAAGAAGTGCGGTCACAACAATGGCTGGAAGGGAAATGCCGCCACCGAACACGGTACGCTGCTCGAGCCCATTGCAAGAGACTTGTATGACGCTACGTACAATCAAAAATCTCACGAAATTGGTTTGGTCCAGCACCCCGTGCATAAGTGGCTCGGCGGATCTCCCGACGGTGTTACAGAATCTGGGCGTCTTATCGAAATCAAGTGCCCATTGACGCGCAAGATTGAGCACAAGTGTCCCAAGTACTATTTCCCGCAGATCCAGCTGCTCCTCGAGGTGCTCGATCTCGAGGCGTGCGATTTCATCCAGTACCGGCCGGCGGGATTTCTACGCCCTGATGCTCCGCAGGAGTTTGACGTCATCGAGGTTCCACGCGATCGCGAATGGTTTGCGCGTATCCTCCCGCGCGCCAAGGCGTTCTGGGACGAGGTGCTCGAGCGCCGCAAGACGGGGCTCTGTCAGGTGGTTGACGAGGACGATGAGGCGAATATCAGCGTTCTCGCAGCCGCACTCGTTAAGGAAATACCGTGTGAGGTAGTAGAAGACGATGGCCCTGTGCAAGAAGTGCCACAAGAAGGTGGGCCTTCTGGCACTTACGTGTCGCGAATGCTCCGATCGATTCTGCACAAGGTGTATCCAGCTGGAGATGCACCAGTGCCCGAAGTTAGACGGTCGGACCGAGTTCGAGCGCGCGTTGCTTGAGAAGAAGCTCATCAAGGTGGAGGCACCCAAGGTGCAAAAGATCTGACTCACGCACCGAGCTTTTTGCGGTGCACGAATGCGAGGACCAACAGGGCGATGATCAAAAGGATTGGCCACATCATGCCTCTTGGCAAGTCAAACCCGGTTGGCAGTCCACTGACGTAGTTGTCCCCGTCACGCCACACCGTCTCGCGCGAAAAGGTGGCGGTGCCATCGTCGTGCTGGATCTTACGCGCCGGAAACATGAAGCTCGTCGCGGGGTGGATCCCGCCCGTCTTTAAGTACATGGAACCCGACTTGTTGAGCTGGTTCGGACCGAAATGGTCCAGATACTCTGGCTTTTCCGCGGGAACGTCCCATGACGCAGGCTTGTCTTCTGGGGCGTACCATGTCTGCGTGTTGGGTCCTTTATAGCCACCGTTGTACGAAATGCCAAACGTGGCCGTGGCCGTGTATGGATTGATACGGTTCATGGCCGTGTCGTCATCAGCCATAAACTCAGTCATCTCTGTTTTCACTCAACATATTTTCTGGACTGAACCTTTTCCCTGTGCTTCAGCCACATGTCGTCGAGGTCGACGTTGAGCATGTAGGCGAGCTGGAACAAATACGAAAACACGTCACCCATTTCGGTCGTAATGTCCGTCCCTCGATCCTTCTTGAGGCCCGTCTTTTTGAAACTACGCTGGTACTGACGGATCGCCGACGCAAGCTCTCCAATCTCTTCGGTGAAGAGAAGCCAG